TGGTTGTCAAGAGATTTCAATAACTGAACCTTGTGCAAACTGTGAAGCAGAAGTGCAAGGTATCGAAACAATGGAGACAGTATGAGTAATTTAATTTTACCAAATCACACAAACTTTAATCGGATAGTTGAAGACCACATTCATTCACTTATTAGGGATAAATCTTTTGATTCCAAAGTCGGTGATGATTACTGGTTTGTATGTGTAGATAAAGAAGGTAAATATTGGGATGTCAATATCTGGTTACAGGATAACCGAGAGTCTGATGTTGATGAAACGGATAGATACCAAGTAACTATTTATGACATTGAAACAGATTCCGATATGTGTATAAGCACCATAACTGATGAATGGGCACCTTTAGGAGATTTTCATGATTTTATCATGGAGACAAAGAAGTGTAATTAATTGTTGCACTTTTATTACAAACAATATATAATAAATAACATGATTAATAATTAGGAGAGAATATGAAACTTAATTTTTTTAAGTCCCCATTTGGGTCAATTATGCAAGACAGTTGTAAAACTGATTGGACAGTACCTGAAATTGTACTGGTGGGGAAATTTGAGGATAATTTCCTTAAATTATATAGGTTAGGATCTTTTGCTATTCCGAGAGAACAAGCAAAACAAATAAGACAAACACTAAAAGATTGTTCGGGTGATGGTAATGAGTTCATAAGTATTGGTAAAGTCTCTGATTCTGATGGACAGGAACAATTTTATATTGCTGATAATGACACTGAGGAAACTCTTTTTTTTGAAATTGACACAAGAAATGAAAAGGAGGAAGTATGAAAGAAACAATGAGAGAAGTCTTAATTGAAGATACGGTAGATCAGATACTTTCAAATCCTAATTCTGATTTAAAAGATTTAATTAAATACCCTAAATTCCCATTTACTGACAATTTGTTGGATGAAATACAAAGATTAATAAAAATAGTTGATTGGCGAGTTGAATTAAGTCTAGCACTTAGACATCATGCTGATTGTGGTGAAGGCAGAAGGATAAAAGAAAGATTTTTAGGAAGAGAACTTAAAAGTTTCCGTAGGAGATTAAAGGGCATAATCCATAGAGAAAATGAAAGAGAGGAGGAAGTATGAAAAAACCAGACATTAAAACATTTGGTGAACACACAATTCACACTAGGTGTGATGCATTTTTCAGGGGAGATTTCTTTGGTGATTTAAAATGGGCTAAAGAAGTCTGTAAAGGTACATATGCTCAAAAAGTCAATGGAGTGTATAGAGAATTTTACCCTGACTATTCCTGTAAAAAATATCACCCAAAACTAATTGAATATGAAAGTCCTAAAGAAGATAATCTTCCTTATATTCAAGGAATTTTTAATTATCTCGATGATTCAATGGGAGATTTATATTTAGCTTGCTGTTATTTTGCAGAAATTGGCGAGGAATATTACACCTTTTTTTCTGCTGATTGGGATAACCATGATGGAAGGTGTGAATGGGTGATCTGGACGCCAAACACTAAACATTTTAATAAACGTAAAAAGGAGGTCGCATGAGTAATTTTGAAACTCAAGACCCTAATGAGTGTGTGATATGTGGAGTGTCCTCAAAAGACAACAAAAAACAACCCGATTATTTAGTTCTTGGTATTTTACACGAAGGGTTAATGCTATGCGATAATTGCAAAAAGGAGGAAGTATGAGAACCCCAAACAAAGATGACCCCCATATCGGTCATGACGAACTTGTGAATATGGTGTTGCTTCAGGGTGATGCCATACAAATATTGATCAAGGAAGTCGAAGAATTAAAATCCAAAGTAAAACATTTAGAATCACAAAATAACCTTTTAAAAAATAGGAGTCAGTATGACTGAACCAAGAAAGAAAGTCGGCAGACCATTCAAGGCCGATAAGAAGAAGTACCTTATAGTTAGAGTAGATAAAACTTTAGGTGATGAAGTAGAAAAATTTATCCCTGTATATAGTGATAAAGTTAATTTTAAGGTTTCAGTAACTCATTTTATTGAAAAGTCGATCCGTGAATGTTTAGATAGGGAGAGGGGGGAGGTATGAAATGCCGTAGTTGTCAAGTGGATAAAAATGACGTTGAGGAAAGATATTCTTTCGGTGTTTATGCAGGAATATTTTGCAGGGAGTGCTGTTTAAAATATCAAGATCATTGTGGCATAGATCAACCTCAAGGTTCACCGAATGACCTCGATGAACAGTACTATGAAGATTATTAATTCATCTTCCTTTTATCTTCCTTTTTTGCTAAAATCTTGGCAGAGAAAAAACTAAGTAGTTGATATTAAATAGGTTCATCTTCCTTCATCTTCCTTTAGATTTAGGTTAGAAATCACCTAAAATACCGTGTAAGTATTTGATTTAATTGACAAGCACCAGTAGCTCAACTGGATAGAGCAACTGACTTCTAATCAGATACCGACCACTATATATCCTTTAGGAATCAACCACTTAGCTAATTTCTTTATTTTTATCTTCCCTGTATCTTCTTTTTCAAGAACACTAAGGGTAGTTTAACACATATTTGGAGAGAAACAATGGCTGAAAAAAAACAAACAACAACAGACAAACGTAGACAAATGTATATGGGGGTCTACCACGAATTTATTTTACCTAGTGGTAAACCTAAAATAGTAGACCTAATTTCATTTGAGGATTTAGAATGGGATAAATCCGGTTCACGAAGAAGAAGACGATCTGAAGTGAATCAAGGGATGCTCCTGTCAAAATTAAGGGCAGAGACCCTAAGAAAATTATCCTCCGTTTTTGAAGAATCTAACGTGGTTAGTCTTACTAAAATGATCGAAAAATATATCAATAGTAAAAAACTAACTGTTGGTGATTCCTCGATAAATCAATACAAGGCTTGTTTAAAACATTTTGTCGATGCAATCGGTGATTTCGATTTAGAATCTCCACCAGAAGAACTCGACGAAAAGTTTTTGCAGTATCTTCAGAGACGGGAGATGTCTAACCAAAGCATCAACTCAAACGTCCGTCAAGTCCAATCGTTTTTTATCTGGTGTGATAGCAAGAAGATCACAAAAGAAAGAATCCAGCTCAAGGGAACGGATGTAACAGATAAAGTACCTGACACATTTTCGGATTCGCAAATGGATAATCTTTTAGGTCTTATTGTAAAACATATCGAAGAATCGGGTGAGAACGAATACAAACGAATCTCTGCCATCAATCAGAGACGTGCATTGTTTATGCTTCGGTACTCAGGTGCCCGTGCTGGTGAAATTATGAGTCTACCTTTAGATCGTATTTCGGTGTTTAATCCAGACATGTTAGACGTTGATGGTCTGCATCAATTCTTGATAGCTGATATGCCTGAGATTGGATTTAGGGTTAAAGGGAAACATGAGGCATTTGTGCCAATAGCAAATACTCAGCTCATAGATTTTTTAATTGAGGATTTAGCTACAAGGAACCCAAACGAAAAATGGTATTTAGATAATGGGCAGGGGGGGAGGCAATGGAACTCTGTGCAAACTTTCGGAAGACCCTTCGATGCCAACCTTAGAAAATTAGGAATCAAAGGGAAACGTACTCATGGGTTTCGGGCAACGGTCATAAGCACCCTGTTAAATAAGGGTACACCTGCCGTAGCTGTAAAGACTTTCGTTAGGCATAAACACCTGTCAACTACTCTCGGCTATTGGTCTCCCGATAACTCTGAGCTTCGGAAACATTTACAATCCCAACTTAATTAGTTTTTCGGTGTTTCATGGGGGGGAGACCCCCCATTTATCTATTTAACTGTTTTTCAATCAACCTCTCCAGAGTCAGAATTACTGCCTCTGCCCTGTCAAGTTCGGCTTGTTTGCTACCTAATTCTTTTTTATGTTTTTCCTCCAACAAAATCAAATGGGCCTCCTGCTCCCCAAACATATTACCTTCGTCTTTTAGGAACCAGTTCATATTTATATTAGGTATTTTGCTGACCCCGTAAATCATACTCGCAGACACTCCCTTATCTTGGTTACTTAACACCGTAGATAAATTTGAAACATTAATATCTGTTCTCCGACAAAATTCAGCTTGTGTTATCCCAAGTGTTTTGTATATCAAAACGATTTTTTCTTTTAACTTTTCCATCAGCCCCCCCCAAGGTCATAGACGACCCTTTCTGTTTTTTTTACAATTTATTATTTTTTTGATTGACAACTCCATCAATCTAGTTTATTATTGATTTAGCGTAATTGAATAAGTTACTCATTAGTAGATTAATAATATAATCAACTAAATTATTAACCCTTATTATACATAGATGAAAAAACATGTCAACAACAAACTTAAAGGATGATCTCAGGTATTTCGGGATCACTCACAGTGCTGTAGCACGAGAACTAGGGATAGCTCAATCTACAGTTACCCAACTATTAGATGAGGAACTGGCTGAAAAGGTGAAAACCACTGCCCAAGACTTGATTGACCGGAAGGTATCTGGCACTCAAGCATACGTCAGTCAGAGACTTGAAGATGTAAAATCTAAACTCAATCCTGTGCTA